TGCGCCGGTTGAGGCCGCTGCCCCCGCCGAGGTCGCCGAGGAGGTGCGCCTCGACACGGAGGTCAAGGCCGTGACGTCCCGCCTGCTCGCCCTGCGTGACATGGTGTCTGAGCTGGTGACGGAGGCCAAGCGCCTCGAGAAGAAGGCGACCAAGCTGCAGAAGCTGGCCGACAAGCGCCGCAAGCGCAAGGCCCCCGTGGAGGGTGAGGAGGCCAAGCCGGCCCGTGTGTCGATCTTCCAGATCCCCACGGACATCTCCCCCCAGCTGTGCGCCTTCCTCGGCCGCCCCGCTGGCAGCCAGGAGAGCCGCTCCAACGTCACGAAGTTCGTGACGACGTACGTGAAGGAGCACAACCTGAAGAACAAGCACGACATCAACCCTGATGCCAAGCTCCGCTCGCTCCTGGCCGTGAAGGCTGAGGAGAAGCTGACGTACTTCAACCTCCAGAAGTACCTCAACCCCCACTACCTCAAGAAGGCGCCGGTCTCTGCTTAAGCGATAAGCGTAGCGGAAAAAGCGGACAGAGCGATAAGCTCAGCATAAAAGCATAAAAGCTTAGAACTCGCTTACACCTAATAATTGTTATCGAATAGAACAAAACAAGGGTCTACAAATCCTTTTTTTGTTTTTTTTTAAAAAAATGATACACTACGTAAGTCTAGGCTAAGGGTCACATGACCGTCCTGAACGGTAAACGCATATGCGAAGATGCATATGACAGTACAAATGACATGGGTATAGAGTTTCAAAATTCCCCTATTTCTGCCGAAGCAGTCGAAGCTCGTGATGCCACAACCTATTTGGACTGGATCTTCAACGTGGCAGGGCACTACATGCGAAAGGTGAAAATAGGGAATCGTATTATCTGTGAAATACCGTATGAATGGGAGTCAGCAGTGAAAGCTGTAAAAAATAGAGTGTATCTCTTCACAGGTCACAGGGAGTGGATTCTACTCACAGATAGGGAGCCATACCGAATCGAAGTGGAGAAACGGGTCCGAAATGTATGGATAGGAAAGGCATGCTACTTTCAAAGTGTATACGATGATACCTGTCTTCAGAACATTATCACGCAAGAAGGACTTGCCTACTTTGACGGAATCACTGGCGAGATGGAAAAGGTGCCTATTGTATATGGCAGGTGCAAGAAGTCCATGACGCTTCTCGACGACATCCATCGCCGCTACGTCTACAAGCACCAATTTCAGCCAAATGAGATTGTCGGTATCAAATCAGTTGCTGGAAGTGGAAAGACGACGACTCTGCTAGAGCTAGCTAAGATACATGCAGGAAAGAAAATCTTGTACCTGGCCTTCAATAAGGCCCTTATCACAGAGATAGAAGGAAAGATTAAGAAGCAGTCGATCAACAACCTATTTCCCTGTACATTTCACTCCCTAATTCATCGTGCATGGCCAAAGACATCAGAGCCAGATATCGTAGACTTGAAGCCCCAGAATATTCAGAATTATGTACCCTCGTTCTATGATAAACAATACAAGCTAAAACAGTACTATGTAAATGTGTATAAGAAGTTTTGCAAGAGTACGATAGAGTCGCCACAGGATTTCTGCATGACTGAATACGGGTCCGATAAACCAATGTTACAGACCCTTTGGGACATGACACTCAAAAACCATTTGACAACCTTTGATAGCCTATTGAAACAGGCAATGGTGCATAGATGGTTAAAGGGGTATATTGACAAGACATATGATATGATTATGATTGATGAGACACAGGACTTCGACGCAATTATGTTACAGATGTTGCTCAATGACACCACGATTCCGAAACTCTTTGTGGGCGACCCTAAACAATCGATTTACCAGTGGCGTGGATGTATAAATGCATTTAACCATCTGCCGGCAAAGTCTCTCATCGTGGAGTTTTATTCCACCTTTCGTATTGGAGATCCTGCGTGCGAACTCATTCGCAAGAAGTTCAGGGACTGCTGGATGATATCGAAGAGTAATCACCCCACCACTCTGACACATGACCTCGATACCATTGTGGATAAAAACTACACATACCTGTTTCGATCGTGGCGACGTTTATTAACGACGGCTCGAACAATGCCAAAGGTATGGATATGTAATTATGAACAGCAGATTGAAAAGATTCGGAAATTACATCCTGTCGTTTCCAAGTTTGGGGTAGAAGAAGAATTCGAGGACGACTTGCCCAGCTTTCTAAAGTCTATGTCAAAGGAGGCGTTGGAAGAACTTATCTCGGAAATAGAGGAAAACGTTGTTACTAAGGAGGAGGCCACCTGTAAATTCTATACCATTCACGCATATAAGGGGCTGGAGGATGATTATGTGCGAATTGCGAATGACATTGAAACTGAGGATGCTAATCTTTACTATGTGGCACTGACCCGTGGCATGCAGACAATCGTGGAAGATGTCGAGAAGGCCGAACCTTTCGAGGAGCAGAAGCAAATGCAAAGGCTGGTCGAGTTTACTAAGTATAAGCATGAGGGCGAGAGCCGTGGAATGATATATAAATGGCTTAACCGTAAATAGCTGTGGTCTAAGGGCAGACCCCAGACAAGTGTAGATGTATCATATCAAAGTTGAATCCTACGAGTCCGAAGAACCACTATACACCCGTCTCCGTGATGGTGACGGAACTCTCATTGTCCCTGAAGCAAGAGTTGCAAAGGACTATTTCAGAACCGGCCTGTATGAGCGAGGCTATATTGGATGGGCCTGTGAAAACTTCGTTCGCCCAGGCAAGGATGTTATTGATATTGGAGCCCACATCGGGATGTACACTGTTGAAATGGGCAAGACGGCAAACCGTGTCCACAGCTTCGAATGTTCTCCTAAGAGCTTCAACTACCTGTGTGCCAACATTCTCCTACGTGACCTAAGTTACAAGGTCACCACCTATAACACGGCACTCGGCGACAAGGAGGGAATGACAAAATACTATATCCGTGACCCGAAGGATGGAGGTGGTAATGGAATTGCCTACTTTGACAGAGATGCAAATACACCTAACATCGATGTACCCGTACGCACCCTAGATTCTTTCGGACTAACCAATATTAACTTCATAAAGATTGATGTAGAGGGGCACGAAGAATTCGTACTACGTGGAGCAGTGAAGACGCTCGAAGCAAATAACTATCCACCCATTCTTTTTGAATCGTGGCCTGAAAGATATACAGACGTACCTGCGGCAGAAATTCGAAAGAGTCTATTCGCCTTCCTAGAATCGCTCTCCTACAAGATAATACAGGTGCAAGGTGGTACAGATGACATGTTCCTTGCGACGAAGGGTTAAACATCGAGAATGATAAGAGCACAATGCACAAAACTCTCCATCCCCAAGTCCTCGGCTTTGTTGACTCCAAGAGATATGAAGCTACTGTAAAAGGGTGGTGCTTTCACGTGTCCCGCAAGAAGATGCCTCTTCGTGTCCTCGTAGATGGCGCCGTCAGCGACCTGGAGGAAGTTGAGCGGCCCGATGTGGCAAATCATTATAAGGCCGATACTGCCTTCTCTGGCTGGTCCTTCAATCGTAAGACATTTGGCTACAAGCTACAGATGTGCATCGATTTCGAGTGGCAGACCGTATTCGAAGATGCCTACACTCTTGTTACAGAGGCTGCCATGGTGGCCCCCTCCTTTTTAGTCGTCGATGGCTTCTATAAGGATCCTGATTCTGTGCGTGAATTCGCCCTCCACCAGAACCTTGTCCAGCATCCCAATAACCACAAGGGAATTCGCAGTGATGCCGTCTATCGCTTTCCAGGCCTCAAGGAGCGGTTCGAATTTCTCCTAGGTAGGCCCATCCGCAACTGGGAGGGATATGGGACGAACGGCTGCTTCCAGATAAATATGGCAGGGGAACAGGCCGTCTATCACGCTGACACGCAGATCTATGCAGGAGTTATTTTCCTAACACCGAATGCTCCAGGGCAGGCAGGGACCCAGTTCTTCCGTTCCAAGGACGGAATCAGCCGACCCACACCTCTAACACATGACGCAGTATTCAAGGGAGGATTCCTTGACTCAACGAAGTTCGAAAAGCTCGATGTTGTAGGGAATGTATATAATCGCCTCGTACTTTTTGATGCCCATATGATTCATGCGGCAGATACGTACTTTGGTAAGGCGAGGGACGATGGGCGTCTGATTCAGCTGTTCTTCTTTGATATTTAGAGTGCTCGTTCCCATGTCTCATCTCCGTAATTATCTATTAGCGGCGTAAGCTGCCTTGAGAATTCTATTGAGGATTCTCGTGGCAACAGCGAAGGAAGATTGTCAATGGCAATGAGGGAAACTTCGTTCCATCGATACACGGGGGTTTCCCAGGTGGTGGCCTCCTTGTAAAAGGGGAGGGGGTTGTTCTCTTTTGCATAATCACAGCTGATGTCGACGATGACTTGTTGTTTGGATACAGTCGGTATCCATACATTTGTAAAGGATGGATCCAAGGTTATGCAGTTGATGAGCATGTCACAGGTGAGGTCGACTTCTTCGCCCCTTCTTTTGACCGTATAGGTGAGGCCAAGAGTATCTAAGATGTGCTGTGCACCCTTAGATGATTTGCCGTCGCCGACAATGACGACTCTCGGACTTGTTGGGCGATAGAAGGATAGAATATCGGCGTAGGTCGTCCAGGGTCTAAGATTCGCTATATCGGGCAGGGCGTGTTCTTTATTATAGTACTGTCGCAGGCCTAGGACTGTGCCGACGAGGCCCGCATAGTAACCGAAAGATACCAGGCGTTTCCCTTTCTCGGTCAAATATTCCAGGTCATAGAGGAGGCTCTGGGAGTTGGCGAAGGCATCGATGATCCGTTGCGCTCCCTCTTGGCCCTTGCGGCTGTGTGAAAAAAAGAGGTGGGTATTGCAATGCAACTGTTCAAGATGATCCAGTTCTTTGAGGCCTATGATGAGAGCCGTTGGATACGAATACCAGGGCTCGTTTACAACGGTGGCACCAGCATAACGATATGTATCATCGGTGAAGCATCTGGTTTCGGATGTTTGGACGAGGCAGGTGTGGCCGGCAGTGATGAGGCGTGCAACATCCTCGGGTACGAGGGGCGTTCTATATTCATTGGTCCGGGTTTCGGCTCGGATATAGAGAAGCATATGCTACTTAACACTCGTAGAAAATACTAGTCTTTGGTAGCAGCGGGGCGGATTATATTATCTAAGACCAGTCAATAATAATACCCTTTTTAAGAGACCTATTATTTGAGTCAATATCAACCCACGTCTCTTGATACGAAACGTTACAATCAGGAAACTTTTTCTGGAAAGCCGACACAAGGTCGTCGATAGTGATTACAGGTAGATGTGGAGTATTTGATAAGGAGTTTATTCCTGCTGCGCCAGAAGCACTTGACAAGAAGGTTTTCCCTAGTGCAGGAGGATTTAACGATACGTTTATCCGTATTGCGGGACCAGTTTGAATTAGGTCATGTGGCGGCTGATACATATATGAGGTTTTTCCCATTGCTGCTGCATTTTTCAGTTCATTAATAAACTGATAAATAATTTGATCTATACGGCTTTGCTTACACTGTTCTGGAATCCCTTGAAGAAATGAACGGCTAAAGGTTTCAGAATCCATGTTTGATAATATATAAAGTTCAAAAAATCTTTCAAATTTTATCCAGCACTCTAGACACCTGCATACGTGAAGCGAAGGGACCCATTGGTAGATGCATTTGCAGATACAGGTGGCAAGGGAATACCAAGAGATGCTAGAACCCTTCTTCTTCCAACGGTATATCTCCATCCATAGGATGACTCGGTCACTCCATAGTTCCTAAGAACGTATTCCTGGTCAGCAATCCACTGGGCTTGTTTTTTCCAAAGAGATGCTGCCTTCTTCACACTCCCTTTTGCAAGAATAGCAATAAGAAACAACTCGGCCCAGGTCTCTGTATATACCTCCTGGTCAGCAACAGGAAGAGACGGATCATCCGTGCAGGCAGCGTGCAGAAGCTCGTGGACCAGTACACGACAGACCTCTTCTTCTCTATATATGACGATCGTGTCAGCAACACACGTGTGCGTGTAGCCGCCATTCACATGCTCAGGGGCTACCTCCCCCTTTGTAGGAAGAAGCCGCTTTTGCGGATGGGCAAACCAGACGATACGCCAAGGCTTTGTATTCGGCTGCTTCGCTTGACCCTTCGCTTCGTTCGCCTTCGACTGCTTCGCTTGACCAAACGCAACAAAAATATCCCCAAACAACTCCCACGGAATGACGGTTCCAGGGTACACAACCGCCAGAAGCTTCGCATACGGCCCCCTCTTTGTAACAAGGGTTGCCTTGCCCGACCGCAGATCCGCCAGCATCTCATCCTTTAGCTTCAGTGCATCGAACTCATCGCTCGTCTGATTGAAAATATGGTCGAGATCCTCCTTGGTAGGCTGGTCATCGACCCAGGGGAAGGCATTTCTTTTTATAGGCACAAGGCTTTGTACGATTGTTTCCAATACGAAGGGAATGCCTTTAATGCCTTGTATGCCTTTACTGCCGTTAGTGGTCATACCGCCTTCTTATTCTTGCGCACCTTTTTCTCCTTGGATCCTTTTGCCAGGTCGACAGATGCATCGGTAGGCTTGGTAGGCTTGGTAGGCTCGTGATGCTTGACCTCTGCAGGTGCTAAAGCATGACGTAGGGAGCAGAGGTAATGCTCCCACAGGATCGGAATACGATATGACGGCACCGTCTGCCCTGACCCTGTAAACGGCTGACGTATACACACATTCGCCACTGCCCGCCGCCGCTCCTCATCCATATCAATGGACTCAACTGCAAACAGCCATTGATGAAATCCGTCCGTCCACCGTATATTCCTGTGTAACAGGGCGTAGACGAGTGACCGTATACGCTTCACATCCGAAAGCTTCGGCTCTGTCGTCAACCATTCCTTACAAATGGCCCGTATCTCATCCTGCACATGAACAACCGACACGCTGTCCGACTTCTCATGCGACGACTCCTGAATCTTTCTTAGCGAAATATCATACCCAGGACTCGACACTTGCACCTCCTGACACCAGTCCGCCAACCGGATAGGAAGAGGGTGCTCGCTCGTCATCCAAAGAACCGTGTCCTGATGATTCTCCTCCAGAAATGCCTGTAACAGGATAATGGATTCGCTGCTGAGCAAGTGCGCATGGTACAAGACGAGGCACCGCTGCACGTGGCCGTCGCTAAGCACCTGACTGCCCCGCCCCCATTTGAGAAGAATACTCTTGATATACTGCTTATCCTGCAACGACATGCGAGAGATATCAAATCCCCAATGCAAGACCGACAGCTCCATAGGGAAGAGGGCTTTCTCGTCGTCATCATCGCCATCGTCCGCCGCTGTGCTCGTAAGCTGAATATCTTTTTGCAGAGGGGCGTTCCATGCCTGATTACGTACGACATAGAACTGTCCAATGGATTTTGCCCACATCTGCAATTCCCTCTGTAACAGGTCTCGCTTGCCTGATCCAGGAGGCCCCCTCCAGCACATTGACTTCGTCTTGTACATAGCTATAGAATCTAGGACTGAATGCTTTAGGGCTAAACGAAACTCTGGGAGAACAGGTAGGATGGAATGGCAACTGCCTGTACAAAAACTCGAGGTCGGAAATATCTACATAGCTTCACCGTGGTTGCGTGAGTCAAAGTACGATGCAAAATACAAGCCAATCTCATCGCTTTCCTATATTGGAGCACAATTCCGCATGCCATCGGTATCGATTCTTTTCCCACCCCTGCCCGTGGTCGAATACGTTGCATCAACAGGGAAACTGGTGGTCGATATGTCAGAGACGAGCCTGGCCTGCATTAAGTTCTCGGCATTCCAGGAGACGATACTTCAGTCAATTATGTGTCATCAGGCGGCTTGGTTCGGATCCGAGTATAGCATTGAAGAGATACGGTCTAAATATATTCCTATATATAAAGACAATTGCTTAATTCTCCATTGCCCAATGACATATCAAGGAGCTCGTGGGCCGCCGATTTATGCAAATGGAAAGTGGGCCTTTTCGGAGCACGACACCCATCTGAAACCGGGTGCACGAGTGCGGATTGCTGTGAAGTTGCACGGCATTTCCTATCTCTACAGCAATGCACCCCCGCCTATTAATTTGCTTGCGGAAGTTCCTGAGGGGAGACAGGTCGTGTCGACGTGGAGTGGAAAGTCTAGAGTTCAGCACAAGATTATGGGAATTATACTACAGAGTTAAGGGGTTAGTGATTAATTCTTTCGTCTACGTCCCCGCATACTTCATCCGTAGTAACATGAATGATATGGCGCAGGTGGAAAAGAGAATACTTACCGTGCCCAGAATAATTAGAAACGTCTCAACATACTCAGGATCAATCGTCTGTGAGAATGTAGCAAGCATGATTAAAAATCCAACGAACACGGGCAAATATAACTGTACTGCGTAGTCTTGAAAAGGGTACGGAGTACCACTCACCTTTGCATAGAATCCCAGGATCGGTGGAATCGTGCAGAGGGAGATGCCAACAACGGAAGCAATCTGGTAGGCCCATGTATATGAACCACTGTCTTGCGAAACATAGATTCCAATAAGGAGCGAAATATAGATAATAATGAATATTGCCATTGCTACAGATACGACAGTCGGCGTTGCCACTGAATCCATACTCTATTTAGGCATAGGATGTTTTAATACGTACTGAGGACAAATGCAGAGCAAAGAGCGCCATAATGTATGCAACAGCTATGAAAACAAAGATGCACTGCTTTCTTGTTCCGACAGGCAGAGTTGAAAATCCTTGAATGAAAAATATGCTAAAGAGGAGTGCATACAGGCAGAATGCAATCAGATACCCATATATATCCTTCCAAATCGCTGTTTGCCCGGACATTGCATTTTTAACAGCTGCAATCGAACACCCCGAAGAAATGATAAGTGATACTGCAACAATTGTCTTCAAAGAGTCAATCATACTACTGGGAAAGCCTAAAATTAAGTCACTTAAACTATGGTCATATTGACTTGATTTAGAAGTAGTGCGGTATGTACAACCAGCAGAGTTGTGATGGCAAGGACAACTAAATATGAATTGAAATGGGGGCTTGTATTGAAGCAAATATAGAAACTTAGGAGGGCTACCATCGATGTTAGTATCGTCCCTCCCCACCAGCCTACTTTAGCTTTTCCTGAGTATACGGTATTGAAGTTTACATTCATGAGTAGCATACCGAAGCTTAGCCCGAATGCTGTTGCGGCTAAAGCGGTAAGGGCCAGTGGATTTGTTACAAGAGCCAGTACATCCATTTTCTATACTAGCAGAAGAACAGAATGAGAGGATATCACATATACTTTCTTCTTATGAAAGTGCTCGTCGTAATCCAGACAATTCTTATTATTTTCAAGCTACATACATCAAATCATCTTACATATATTGTAAGTGATACTGCCTTCAAGCTGTCTGTAGGCATATTTTTAATATACTTTGTCATTACTACAGATATACCGGGTAGAGACTTTTATGACATGCTTATATTTTACTATGCAGGTGTTCTACTCGTATTTGATGCTGTATACACAGGTGTTCCAGAAATCCTGACACATGTAGGTATCACCCCACCTTGGTGGATGGCGGTGCTGAACTAGCCTGGATTACAGCACGCTCATTGGCAGTATGAAATGCAAAAAATCCAAGTAAAACTGCTATAAACTGTATATTGATGATAGTTGGTATATAGGTGGGGGATAGAGGATCGAGGGTGTTTTTTGCGGTATTACCCATCTACAGTGGAATTTTATAAAGTTTATATGTTCTATGGCTGATACTTTTTACTACGAGCGATAGATAGAATGGTTCGGACCACTCGTCGTCGTACACGATGGCTGAATCCGGGACCGTATCAATGTCATCCGAAGATAAAGGGTCCTTGTATACCCACTGAAGATATTAAGAAGGCAATGGCACTCACAGGGACAACGACGGTAGCTGCCATGGGACACAAGCTTGGCGTTGATCCGAAGAATCAACGCTCCTTCCTCAATGCTCTTCCTCTCCCCCAGAAGCGGAAAGATGTGCTGGCAACCTACCTGCGTCCAGCGTATCCCGAGAAATGGAAGCAGAATCCCAAGGAATGGCTCGACAGCAATGACATCAAATATGTAATGCAACAGTATCAGGAAGCTCGCCCAGACTTCATGTTCCTCGGCCCCTTCCCGATCGATTTCGCATCTCCCGACCCCTATGAAAAAGATACCACCAAGTGCCTCATTGAAGAAATGTGCGAACTCAATTTGGATCGAGAAGAGATCCGTGGAAAGAAGTATATTGGCATCGTCTTCAACCTGGATCGCCACGACAGAGATGGATCACACTGGGTCGCCGCCTTCATCGACAACGTAAAAAATAAATGCTATTATTTTGATTCCTATGGCATGCGACCTCCCAATCAGATCTATCGCTTCATGCAGTGGCTCACCATCCAAGAACCTAGCATGGAACTCGCGAGGAA